ACACACACACAAACACACACAAAAAAAAACACAAAAAAAAACACAAACACACAAACACATAAAAAAAAAAAAAAAAACATAAAATAAATAAAATAAAATAAATAAAAAATATCTTTTTATTTATTCAGTATTTTGATAGGATAGAGTTATTTATACGTATCAACTATAATTAGTTTTTACAAATAACTCCCATTATCTAAAGATCTATAATCCGCGTGGGAAGCCAACAAGGTTTGCACCTATACCGAAACCGGCACCACCTCTTGCCGAAGACGCCATTGAAGGAACAAATACATCTAGAACAGAGAATGTAGCAGCAGCTGTGAGGGCAATAATAACAACCTCTTCAATGTTGAGTGACTTCTTTGGAATCGCATAAGCAGCGATAGCCACCATTATACCTTCGACAATATACTTGATTGCTCTCTTGACTAGTTCGCTAAAATCAAATCCGTACATTATATTATATTATATGTAAATAAAATAAAAAAAACTTAAATTGAATTAGTTTTGTTTAAATGTAGTTAATACAGGTTAAGTTATATTATACTAAATTATGCTAAACCAACAATATATTAAATAATTATTATTTGATTATAGAATAAAATATTACTTAAAAACTTGGATTACTAAACTATATATATATGTCAGGTTTCGAAAGTAAGAATTTAAATGATGGTACACCTAACCCTAAATATATTGATTTATGTGATGAAGACCCGTTAATTTCAGGTCAAAAATTTGCTTGTATTTCATTTGTATCACCAGAAAAAATCATCAAACAGCGAGAACTTTTCATCTTTGAAAAGTTTATTTCGGAGTGGGATTTTACTAAATCTATGACGAAAATGAGTGATTTCGTAAATTTCATTTCTTACAAATATAACCTAAAGGTCAATGATACGATGGCAGATTTCAAAGAATTTGTAAAGGAGGAACACGATAAATTACGTAACACGTCGTTGGACGATGATTGGAAGACATTTATGGACAAGAATGAAACATCATTGAATGAAGAATTCAATAGAAAACACGAATTCCAAACTTCGGTAAGGGGTCTTAAAATACGCGGAGTGTTTAATACCCAAGAGGAAGCAGAAGTTAGATGTAAGAAGGTACGCGATTTTGACCCTCATCACGACATTTTCGTAGGTCCTGTTGGTATGTGGATGCCATGGGACCCAGATGCGTATAAGACAGGGCGCATTGAGTTTATGGAAGATGAACTTAATAAGTTACATAATGAGAAAATAGCAAATGAATCAAGAGCAAAAGAAGAGTTCGCTAAACGCGTAAATGATTCTAAACGGGCAGCAATTGAAGACAATATCAAAAAAGCAACTAAAAGTGGGAATGTTCTAACACAGAGATTAGATGAAGAAGGTAATCTCGTCGGTGTTTCCGAAACCGTTAATTTTGACCAACGCGAATCTGTAGACCCTACCAGCGCAAGTATCCGTAATGAATTGATGCGTGACAGAATTGATATGCCATAGTATACCAATACGCAAGATCATCTCTAAAAAAACATAAAACACATTGTATTTCCTATACACGTTTGAGTAATTTCGAATAGTATTATTATGTTTTATGTTTTTTACCAATTGTTTTTTTTTACTATTATGTTACCACTTTTTTTCTTTTTATCTTTATTTGGGTCATATGCCTCTTCTTCGTCGTCTGAGTTCATACCTTCTGAAAGATCCCAGAATTCCTTAGACCCTAGTCTGAATTTTGGGTGGTTCTCTGCCTTGTACCAAAATATCTGGTCAGTTAATTTATTCGATTTGGAGTTATTATTAATCACCAAACATTCGAAATTTTCCGTACAGTTATCCATAACTGAACAAAATGACTCTAATGTAGGAAACATACTAGCATAATTCTCCCATATACGTTTACGGTTTGTCAAGTAAGGTTCTCTTAGAATGAAAACATAGTCTATATTTGTTCTTAGATTTGGTGGAATTCCTAAAGGATATTGCATTGTAATAATTAACATAACTTTCCAGTGACGTCCATTCATGAATAATAAACGCATCATTTTATCACGTGTCCACGATTGGTCGTATAAACAGTCGTCCATAATTACAAATGTTCTTGGGTCTATCGATGTTCTGTTGTATGTTTCTATTTCTCTTTTAACTTGCTTTAATACTGTCTTTTGTCTTCTTAATATATTTTCAATCAATGCTGTATTGTATTCGTCGTGGATAAACAATCTAGGCACATGATCTTTATAAAATCCATTACCCGCTTCTGTTCCTGATATTACTGTACCTATTGGTATATCCTGGTGATAATATAAGAGGTCTCTTACGAGAAATGATTTACCAGTATCACGTCTTCCGATTAATACTACGACTGGACCTTTGTTTTCGTTTGTCTTAAATGTAATATCTCGCATGTTAAATTTTTTTAATTCTAAAGTCATCAATGATATATTTTAGAAAAATAAATATATTTATTCTTATAAACGAAATAAACGTTTATTCGGCAATAATATAATATTATTAAACTTATATGTCTGTCTTTGATAAAGATACCTTTATAGCATACAGAACAGTTCCTTCTATTGATACGGTGATACTTAAGGAAAAATTTAACGGTAGCGTTGAAGACATTAACAATAAGTATAACCCATTTCATGTAACCAGCATACAGAATTATCAACCGATTCATTCATTTTTTTTTAATATGAATGAAGGAAATTATAATTCCTTTCAATTAAATCACGTTTATCATTTTAAAGATTTTGATAACGTTATTGATCCATCGGGCGATATCATCTCGCGTAAAACATTCATCAAATATTCTCCATTAACAGACCCTGTACGTTATTTACTTGGTAAGCTGAATAAAAATAAATATGATATGATTAATTTGCCTAAACTTAATGATACGTCGTCAAATTATACAAATGTTGATAACGCATCTTATATTGACGGATTCTTCTCTTTTTTATGTAGTCATACCCTCCATAAACATAATTTTATTAATTCAATTGATTACCACGGTTCATTTTTAGCAGTACAAGATAAGTTTAAATTTAATATTACAGATGATTATGAATATTTGAACGATTCCAAACATTTTATTAGTAATATGGATGTTCTTTACAGCATTTCTAAAGATAATATATGTGATTTAAATTCATTTGATACTAGAAGCAAACGTATTAAGTTAGATATATTAGAAACATTAACAGATATCATTATTTCTGTAGATGATACAGAGAGTATTATAGTAGATTCTTCCAGTGCTATTGTGAATAACGATATATCATTGGAAGAGGTTTATATAAAACTTGATAGTGAACGTCGTGAAGATGATGATAACAAAAGTGACGATAGTGAAAGTCACGATAGTGAAAGCGATGATAGTGAAAGTGAAGACGATGAAATCGAAGACGATGATAGTGAAAGTGAAGACGATGAAATCGAAGATGATGAAATTAAAGACGATGAAAGTGACGACGATGAAAGTGATGACGATGAAAGTGATGACGATGATATGTATGCTTATATCAATAATTTCCCGGTTCAAATGATATGTCTCGAACAATGTGATGGCACCCTTGATAGTTTACTTGAGAAGGATTTAATAGACGAACAAAATGGTTGCTCAGCATTAATGCAAGTGCTATTATCTTTACTAACATATCAAAAAATGTTCAACTTTACGCATAATGACCTACATACAAATAATATTATGTATACTACTACAAAACGGGAATTTTTATATTACAAGGTCGATAACCATTATTATAAGGTTCCGACATATGGAAAAATTTTCAAGATTATTGATTTTGGAAGGAGTATATACAAATTCAAGGGACAATTATTTTGTAGTGATAGTTTCTATCCAGGTGGTGATGCTGCTACTCAGTATAATTTTGGTCCCTTTTATAACAAATCGCGACCACGGATTGACCCCAATAACAGTTTCGATTTGTGTCGATTAGGTACATCTATTTATGATTTTATAATTGGTGATGAATCAATAAATGAAATGAATGAACTGCAAAAAACAATTTACAGATGGTGCTTAGATGATAATGCGAAAAATATATTATATAAAAAAAACGGTGAAGAACGTTTTCCGGAATTTAGACTTTATAAAATGATTGCGAGAACAGTCCATGAACACACACCAGATAATCAATTGGGATTTCCTTTTTTTAGTAAGTATAAAGTAGATATGATAGATAATAACGAATACGTAATAGATATTGACAAGATGCCTTCATACATACATTAGTTTTACATAATACACAAAATTAGAGTATATTATGTAATAATATCTAGAAACCTGGTTCATCTACAAATGCCTGTGCCGAAGAAGAACCTACACATTCACCTCCACCAAGCAGTTCAGCCATCGGTCCTGACATATTGAAAAACGCAAACAATACAAGGAAAGTACAGCCAGTGACAATAAGTGTATCCCGAACAATGTTTTTCATTGGTTCTTGTTTTTTATTTATATATTTAGATTCTGCTATTTTTGTAGTGAAATACAATAAACCTATTATCACGGCTAAAAATAAAGGTTTCTCCATTATAATATAACTTGTAATAATTTAAAAGTTATATTAACGCATATTTCAATCAAGTATTTCTACCACATCATCTAAACTTACTAGTTCATCTGGTGTTGAACCATATTTACCTATATTCACAACGTCCATTTCGCCTAAATTTATATTATCTGTGTGTATTTTTATTTTATCGTCTATATCATCTTCCTCTTCTAACTTTCGTTGAATAGATCGTTCATAACTAATCTCTTTTAATCTCTCGACCGTTTTTGGGGCATTCACGTCGCTTACCTTTCCTGTATCAATATCCATTATACTGTCATAGTCATTGAACGTTAATTTTGTAACAATTGGGTCTTCGTTAATATTTTGTATAGTAGGAACTTGTGGTGGAGGAGTTTCATCGTCCAGTACTATGGCGTTCTTATTTACATCTTTGTCTTCCTCTTTAATTTCATCATCTACGTCTTCTATTATTACCTCTTCCTCTTGCTCAACACCTTCATCCATATATGCCTTTATAATTTCTTCAGTTGGAATGCTTTCACGTATAGTTTTCATAATACATTCTTGTACGATACATTCTAATTCGCGGTTATTCCGTTGGACTGTTAATGCTGATATATTACGCTCAAATAAATAAACATTCTTATAACACGCACGAGCGACATGAATATACAATTTATGTAAAAATGTGTCTATATTTGGTATTGATACATCTATTTTTTTCTGTTTATTACCAACACGAATGCAAGTGAGAATCTTCATTTGTATGATGTGGACACAGGTGATTAAATCTTCTAAATAACCACAACCACTCCTATCGACTATGCGTTTACGTTCTTGTTCTACTGTAACTGTATTCCATTTGGGAATTGCGGATAACATATTTTGAAACGTCATCAAGTATTTTCCAGGTTCTTCAGTATCTAAACATATTTTCCATGCTTCATTAAAAATAGATTGAATTCCTTCTATAACCAATGGCGTAAATATAGAAACTAATCTACCACACCATTCATTTCGTGACTCGTTCAAATTTGATACTTCGAAATCGTCCATTATATTACACAATGTATATTTTTATTCTTATATAAACGTATAAGATTAATGCTTCCTTAATATATAAATAATATAGACCATTGGATATTTGGAGTAGTCTATATAAATTTTATTTTACGAATATCTTCTATATCACGATTAAATATATAAGTCAAAATGCTAAATAATAAAAGTTTTTCGGATCTTAATTCTGATTTGATTTTAGAATAGTATACTTCAATATAATTCCGTTTTAATTGCGTTATAGAGTTATCATTTTTTATAGAATTTAGTATATCCATACACGAGTAGCCATTGTCGTAAATATTTTCGCAAAAATTCAATATTTGGGCATTTGATAAGTTATTATTTAGTTTGTCTTGTTTTATTTGTTCAATTGTCTCGCAAATAAACGACTCTTTTATTTTTTGTAATATTTCGTTATTTACTATTTTATCCAATGCCAATTGATGTAGATTTATAAATTTGTTATTCTCGTAATGTTCGGGAACGTATATTTCACAAAAACGAGATAATATTGGGTTTAATAAATTGTGTTTGTTCTCTACTATCATGAAAAAACGCGTTGTATAAGAAAATAATTCTATACATCGCCTCAGTGCTGACTGTGCGTCATTTGTAAGAAAATCCGCATTTAATAATATTATTGTTTTAAAGTTTATATTTATATTAGTTTCTAGATTCGCCTTTGCAAAAAACTTCAATTCTTCTCTTATAAATTTAATTCCTTTTCCATGAGAACAGTTCACAAACATTACATTGTTTTTTATCATGTTTCGGTCGTGGTTGTATATTTTATCTATAAAGTCGGTCACTATACGTTTTTTACCAGTACCAGACCCCCCATGAAATATAATATTCGGAATTTGGTTATTTTTATAATACCCATCTAATTGTTTGTATATATTTTTATGAACGTCCATTATTATTGTATCACACATTGGTGTATGTATATAAATAGATTTATATACATATTATTTTATATATTCAAAAGTGTAAATATATTTTTATTTATTCTAATAATAAATAACCATAACTATTGTATTCAAAACTTAGAGGATAATTTTCTTCTCATGCCCTACACGTAGTGTAGCCTTTAACATAATATCAAAACCTGCCTTTTTGATATTCTTACAGAACGCAACGTCTTCACTCATAATATCGTTTAGTATAATCCCATTTTCTCCCTCTATTACTGTAGGCACGCTGTCAAAATAAGGGTACTTCATCGCATCAAGAACCTCCTTGCGCATTCCAAAGAATCCCATACCTGCGTACGAAACCTTCTTAAAATTCTCACCTTCGTTCTCTTTTTTCCAATTCTCTAGACTATCTACGCTCATAAACTCGAATGACCCATTCTTCTTAAAGAATTCTGTATCCCAATGCTCAACTACTGGATAATGTGTAAGATTCGACATTCTGTAACACCCAGCAACAACGGGATGTGTTTCCAGAGAATCCAGAAGATCAATCACATGTACTGGTGAAAACACTTGGTCGCTATCAATGGTAATCCAATAATCGAATTCTTCTCCTGAGAAGACTTTTTGTTCTGAACCACGTAACACATTAAGTCCGAGCGTTTGCATGCGTGCGAATGGAACATAATTGCTTACTCCAGGTGAAATAACCAAGTTATATTTATTACTGTTCAGTAATGCGTTCATAGTCGACAGCAAAGATATTAAAAATGCTGAAGAAAAATTGTCTCCAGGTAAACCGAGAACAATTCTCTTTTTCTCTACACTTGTTAGGGGAGCGACTGTATCTACATCATTGGTTTTTTCGACAACACTTATATCCATAATATTATAGTATGATAGTTATTCTTTAATATAATTTATTTTTATTATAATTTATCAGTCCATCTTTTGTATAATTAATTGTTTAGTGAAGCGGAATCTTTCGTGATATATCGTCCTGCGTTTCATATTACATTCTAAACACGCAATTGTTATATTATTCTTATTATGTCCGTATTTATTATTCATCCTCTCTACAGACCATTGCTTAGGTTCTCTCACTGACTTATATAACACGTACACACATTTAATGCAATAATAACATTTTAATTCATTTTCTATTAATGTTTCTTTCACGAAATCTATATCAATAAAATCGTCTTCTGAATATTTATTTTTTTTTTGGTCCTGACTTTTATATCCGGATATCTTTCGTTTTATCTCACAACACATTAAATTATATACATTATTTGAAATGTCTGCTTCTTTCATTGTCGCTAATTGTAATTCTGAATTATAATCACTTTCACATACCGTCCATTTTTTATCTCTTGTTACAACACGGTCTTTTTTATCTTTCTGTGTTTTTACTTCTTTTTTGTTATCGTCAATTGATATTTTTATGTTTCTAACATTATAACAATTTTCTTCCATTTTATACTAGCGTATATAATAAATTAAAACGACAAACTTATACAGTTTTGATGAATATATTATTGTGTCACCTAATAATGGTTTATACATTTTGAAAAAAGGAGATAAACACTTATTGTTGTTATATATATAAAGATAAACCTCTTAATTATGTTTTCAACTGTTGAAAAAACAAACACCGTTCTCGAGAAACCACTTGAAGATGCAGACATTGTTCCAAAAAATATTGTTCAAAGTGGGGGAAATTATTATTCTATGTATAATGAGAAATCGTCAAATAATCAATACAATGATATGAATCCTTCAAATATAGACAAACTTCTTGAAAGTGAAAAATCACATAACACTACTGATGCTTGGAATAAACTAGATAATATTTCAAAAAAACAAATACTACAGGCATATGCCGAAACGTGTGGGGTCGATATGAAATTATCAGGTAAAGAAATCGAAAAACTTAAGTCGTTTTTTAATGACGTTATACAAAAGAATAAACTAAAAAAAACCAAAGACGTGCTATATAATAAAGATACCAGAATTGTTTCGAATATACCATCGCTATTTTTCAATACAATAAATCGTTCGTTTTCCTTACGAAATATCGAGAAACGCGTATCATCGCTTAAATCGGTAACACCGAAGCGAATTTCGAATAAAAACAAACCAGTTGTCGATAAAATTGAATAATACTATTATTACATGTAAATATATTAAACGAACGTTATATTTACATATACACCTATGACAACTATAAATAAAAATATTGATATGTCAATTATAGATACTGATACCGATGTAGAACTAGATACCGATGTAGAACCAGATACCGTTGTAGATGCAGAATTATCGATTGATGATACCGATACTGATACTGATACTTCAAATAGCGACAGTTCAACATGTCTGGAATTGTCGGATGAAGATTTAACAGATATCGAAGATACTGTACATTTGCTGTTGTGTGAATATATAACCGATAACCCACTACTTTATTCTAAAAAACATTTTATCGAGACACTTGAATGTGACATTATGGATGGTGTGATAAGTATTCTCACAGATAATCATAGTGTTATGGGAGATTATAACAGCATTGTTGATGCGGTTAAATGTGCGTTTACCACGTTTTTCTTATACAATAAATATAATATTATACCTCGTTCACAAAATAACACAAGCGTCACGTCATCAATGGGAAAAACCTATATCGATACGCAGATCAAACATCTATTAAAATTACCACAACCAGAACAAAAATCTCAGGAATGGTATAAATATAGACATGGGTTGATTACTGCCAGTAGCATATATAAGGTGTTTGCGTCCCAATCACAAATTAATAGTCTTATATATGAAAAATGCAAACCCTTTGTAGAGAGAGAAATTACTAATAATAACTGGGGTTCTGTATCCTCACTCCAGTGGGGTGTCTTATATGAACCTGTGTCTGTCTTATTATATGAGTATTTAAACTCTACAAATATAAGTGATTTTGGATGTATTCAACACGAGAAATATAACTATATTGGTGCATCACCCGATGGTATCAATACTAATCCCAATAGTAAATTATATGGGAGAATGATCGAAATCAAAAATATTGTCAATAGAGATATTACTGGAATTCCAAAAGAAGAATACTGGGTACAAACACAAATTCAAATGGAAACTTGCGGTTTGGATGAATGCGATTTTATAGAGACAAGATTCAATGAATATGATGATGTTGATAACTTTTACACAGATATCACAAAACAGCGTGGCATAATTCTATGTTTTGTTGAAAATTGTAATTCTAACTCATCGCCTGTATATGTGTATAGTAAAATGGATTTAACAATTGAATCTGATATTGTAAATAAATGGATTGAATACGAGAAAGAATTGAAATCTGATAAGTTCACATTATTAAAGTCACGTTATTGGTATTTGGACGAATATTCTTGTGTTTTAATAAAACGTAATGCGATTTGGTTTAATGCAGCTCTACCGATGATAAAAAGTGTTTGGGATACTATAGTTAAGGAACGGGAATACGGATATGAACATAGAGCACCTAAGAAAAAGAATAATAAACAATGTTTATTCGTATCGATGGATAACAATGACGTAACTACAACCAGAACTATAAATATTATTCCACCGAAAACGAATTTATCGATTGTCAAAATTTAATTTATTACACTATATAGTCTACCATACACTATATCGTATATATACAGTCTATCAATGACCTTTTTTTAAATGAGAAAATGCGTAAAATGATATAGAAGTTTTGTTATCTATATATTTACATACCGTATATTAATGCTTTCTAATAATAATGTTGAGAGAGAAATGTTCGTCATTAAAAGAAATGGGCAGCGTAAAGTAGTTGAATTTGATAAGATTCTACGTCGTATCAAAGTCCTTGGAACACAAGCAGGTCTTACTATGAATTATACTTCTCTTACCATGAAGGTGATAGACCAATTGTTCGACGGTATTTCTACTACGCAAATTGACGAACTTAGTGCTGAACAGTGTGCATCTCTTTCGTCAATACATCCAGATTATAATACTTTAGCTGGACATATCGTGATTTCGAACCATCAGAAAAATTCTGACTCAGCTTTCACCGAAGTTGTTTCGAAACTATATAAGTTTATTGACAAGAATGGTATCCACTCACCACTTATCTGCGAAAAGTTATATCAGCTCACACTTACACACGGAAATTTACTGAACGATATGTGCGTTCACTCGCGCGATTATTTAATAGATTATTTCGGTTTTAAGACACTTGAACGAGCATATCTTATGAAGATTGACGGTAAAGTAATAGAACGACCTCAACATTTATGGTTAAGAACTGCGTGTGGTATTCACGGTGACGACATTGCGTCTATTAGACAAACATATGACCTTATGTCTCAAAAGTATTTTACCCACGCAACGCCCACTCTTTTCAATGCTGGGACACCTAACCCTCAACTCAGTTCCTGTTTTTTACAGGCAATGGAATCCGACAGCATAGAGGGAATATACAATACTCTCAAAGATTGTGCTCTTATTTCAAAGTGGGCAGGAGGCATTGGACTACATATTCATAATGTTCGAGCGTCGGGTAGTCATATTAGAGGAACGAATGGTAGTTCGAATGGTATTGTTCCTATGTTGCGTGTTTTCAATAACACTGCTAGATATGTTGACCAATGTCTAGATAAAGAAACCATCATTTACACAACTGACGGTCCGAAGCAAATACAAGAATGTTCTTCTCAAGAAACAACTATATTCAATCTGAATGGCGATACTGAAACCATACAACAGGTTTTGGAACACGATTATGACGGTCCTTTGCTCGACATTCAAACCACACATTCACTGTTTAATATGAAAGTTACACCACAACATCCTATATACGTTTTGAGGGAACAACAAAGAGGCGTTGACCATAGTCTTATTCGAAACCGCATTGATAAAGGACTGGTTCAATGTCTTTGGATAGATGCAGGCGAATTGACAACCAACGATATGGTTGTTTATTCTATTCCAAAACACGACAAGGATTGCTCTACTATTTCGAGTGACGATTGTTACATGTATGGTATTCTCCTATGCGATGATAGTTTCGATACTAATAACTTCAGCGTTTGCACTGACAATAAGTCACATATTGGTGAATGGGTGAAACAGTATTTAGATTCCAAATATGTTTCCTATAAAATTACTGTGGACAATACTACTACTAGAATCCTCTGGAATCACAGTACTATGTTACCTTTCACACAAAGTGATTTTTATGATAAGCAAAAACAAAAGCACATTTCATCTAAGTGGTTAAACTTACCACTTATTAAAAGTAAATTTATTCTAAAAGGACTTGTAAATATTCACGATTATAATTCAAACATTGAAATATCATTCAATGCCACGTCACTTAATTTAATAGAATCCGTACGATTTATTTGTTTGAAAATGGGTTCTCTTACCAGTGGTTTTATTAGTAATGAAAACAATATGCGCCCGCATTGTCTTTTTATTCCAAAGACTGAAGACATTTGTAGTTTATTAAATATTGAATACCACGATACTACCTTATTCACATTTTTTAAGCATAATAATCTTCTTTTTAGTCGAATCGAAAATATCACACAAACCCATTACAAAGGTCTATTGTACGACCTTCAAATGAAGGATGAACACAATTACCTCATTCATAACGGGTTAGTTCACAATGGCGGTGGACGTAGGAACGGTAGTTTCGCAATTTATTTGGAACCTTGGCACGCGGATATCGAAATGTTTCTTCAAATGCGTAAGAACACAGGAGATGAGGAATTGAAAGCACGTGACCTTTTCTATGCTATATGGGTTCCTGATCTTTTTATGGAAAGAATAAAGGCAGATGGTGATTGGACACTTATGTGCCCAGATGAATGTCCAGGTTTAGCTGATGTATATGGCGAAAAATTCAAGGCACTATACACTAAATATGAGATAGAAGGGAAAGGTCGTAAAACAGTTAAAGCACGTGATATTTGGTATCAGGTTCTCGATGCACAAATGGAAACAGGCACTCCGTATATTCTTTACAAGGATGCGTGTAATGAAAAATCAAACCAGAAAAATGTAGGTACTATCAAATCCAGTAATCTATGTACTGAGATTATCGAGTATTCTGATAAAGATGAAACTGCTGTATGTAATCTTGCTAGTATTGCTCTTCCTACGTTTGTGACTAACGGAATTATGGATTATAACAAATTACATAATGTCACTAAGGTAGTAACACATAATCTAAATCGTGTGATTGACGTCAATTATTACCCTACTGAGAAAACGCGAAAAAGTAATATGCGACACCGACCAGTCGGTATTGGAGTACAAGGTCTTGCTGACGTTTTCATGATGATGAACATTGCGTTTGATTCAGTTGAAGCTGCTAAAGTAAATCGTGATATTTTCGAGACTATTTATCACGGGGCAATTGAGAAATCATGCGAACTTGCTGTATTAGAAGGTAAATACGAGACATTTGATGGTTCGCCTGCGAGTAATGGGATTTTACAATTTGATATGTGGAATATTAATCCTGGGAATGAACGATATGATTGGGACTCTTTAAAGAAAACTGTTATGACAAATGGACTTCGTAATTCGCTCCTACTCGCACCAATGCCAACCGCATCAACTTCACAAATTTTAGGATATAATGAGTGTATTGAACCTTTCACTAGTAATATATATAATAGACGCACTTTAGCGGGCGAATTCATGCTTACAAATAAGTATCTTGTTAAAGACCTACTTGATTTGGGTATATGGAACGAGCAAATCAAAAATAATATTATCGCTAATAATGGAAGTGTACAACATATTGAGGGTTTATCTGTTGATATTAAAAATAAATACAAAACAGTATGGGAGATTTCTATGAAAAAGTTAATTGATATGAGTGCTGATAGAGGTGCTTTCATATGCCAGAGTCAGAGTCTAAATCTTTGGTTAGAAGACCCTAATTATAATAGTCTTACATCGATGCACTTCTATTCTTGGTCCAAAGGATTGAAAACGGGTATTTACTATATGCGTAGGAAAGCTAGACATCAAGCACAACAATTTACAATTGAGCCAACTAATCGTCCTGATACTATTGTTCAGAGTGAGGGTTGTGAAATGTGTGGTTCTTAAATGTTTGGAAATGTGTGGTTCTTAAATGTTTGGAAATGTGCGAAGGTGTATACACCGTAATAATATAATATTTTTTTATTATATTATGTTCTAAACTGTTTTGACGCTACGAGTCATGACTATATCAATACGTTCAAACGGCATAAAGATTAAATAATTATTTTATAAAATGCCTAATTTGAAAATTATTTTGCTAGGTGATATGAATGTTGGAAAAACGTCTTTTATACGTAGATATTTGAATCTAAATGTTCATAAAAACCAAAAAAGCACAGTTGGTGCTGCTATGTTTACCAAATGCATTGAATATAATAACAATATTGTATATCTTAATATTTGGGATACTGCTGGACAAGAGCGTTACTCGTCTCTTAATACACTTTATTATAGGTCGTCTAACATTGCCATTGTTATGTACGACATAACTAACCCGCAATCTTTTATTACAGCAAAGGATTATTTAATTAGTCTTGAAAACAAGGGACCTGAGAATATCATAGTTGGACTTATTGGAAATAAAAATGATGTTGTTATTACTGATAATTCCAAACGAGCTATTCCATTCTCAGTTGGAAAAGAATTGGCAGATACGCATTGTATTTTTTTTGCTGAAACTAATTCATTTAATCATAATGATGCTGTATCTGTATTTGGTAGTCTTTTAGATTTAGTGCCAAATGATATTATTTATTCTTACACTGGTGACGCTGAGTTACTTTTAGATAAAATGATTGACAATAACCATATTATACAAAAAAGTGGTTCGTGTGTTCATTATTGTTGTATATCATAAATCGACGTAATACGAGAATGTTTACTAGGTTTTTTACATCTTTCTATATTTCAAATGCCGATTACAAAATTAATACAAAGACAAATTAATAATATCAATAATCAACGAAAATTGAATATGTTTTATTTAATAAAATAAAACATAAGATACGAAAAAATAGAATAAGATGAATTCACTACCAGAAGATATGATATACGAAATCGGTAGATTTCTTTCGGTTAATGATTTCAAATCTTTGTTATCAACCTCAACAAAAATGAAATATTCCAAATATAAATATCAATATTTAAAGTTAAATAATGAAAGTTCAAAGCTATTCGCATTGAATAATGAAGATGGTGAATTATTTCGCGGTGAAGTATTATTACAAATAGCAAATCCAAATAAACAATTATCATTGAATTTATTCAATGATAACGAAATAACGGACGTTTCTATGCTTGGAAGAGTTCATACTTTGGATTTAGGTTTATGTGGTGGAATAAGCGATGTATCAATGTTAGGAAACGTACATACTTTGAATTTATATCGTTCATCTGCAATAACAGATGTATCAATGTTAGGAAATGTCCATATTTTGAATCTATCCTGTTGTAATATGATAACTGATGTATCGATGCTTGGTAACGTTCATACTTTAAATCTATCTTGGTGTAAATACATAACAGATGTATCAATGCTTGGAAACGTTCATACTTTGAATTTAGCGTGTTGTAATGGAATAACAGATGTATCAATGCTCGGAAACGTTCGTATTTTGATTTTATCAGACTGTAAAGGAATAACAGATGTATCAATGCTTGGAAATGTTCATAGTTTGGATTTATCTTGGTGTCAACAACTAAAAGACCTGGCTGAGTTGGGAAACGTATATAATTTGAATTTATCTTGGTGTCAACAAATAAAAGACGTATCAATGCTTAGTAATGTACATAATTTGAATTTAACTTATTGTGATAGAATAACTGATGTATCAATGCTCGGAAACGTCCATAATTTGAATTTAACTTATTGTAGTGGAATAATAGATGTATCAATGCTTGGAAATGTAAACACTTTGAAATTACGATTTTGTAAACAAATAACAGATGTATCAGCACTGGGAAACGTTCATGCTTTGGATTTGTCACATTGTTCAGGAGTAACTGACATATCAATGCTTGGAAACGTACATACTTTGAACTTAAATTGTTGTCTAAGAATAACAGATGTATCAATGCTTGGGAAAGTCCGTAAATTAAGAATGTGTTATTGCACAGGAATAACAGATGTATCAATGCTGAGAAACTCGTATACATTGTAGAAAACACACGTGATGTATTAGTGTAAATATAGAACAAAACTGGTTTATTTATAGTATTCAATGTATTATTACTATAAAAACAAAAAAAACCTGATTTGTATTCTCTTTTGATTTTTTTACGAAGTTGTAAAAAATGGACATTTATAAATGTCCAAATTTCAGATTTTTTACGGATTTATAAGAATTACTTTTTCGACCACTTTTTTTGAAAAGTGAATTAAAGCATAATGCAGTAAATCGCGTTTTTATTTATAATTTTTGTTAGCATAAGTTTTTTTGAATTTTTGTTCGTTAAAATTCTTGTTTTATAATGTTTCCATTATTTAGAAACAAATGGAAGCGAAAAAAACAAGAAAAAACAAGAAACAGTATTATTGTGAAAAATGTAACTTCAAATGCTCGTTTGGTAGTGAGTATGATAGACACATATTAACTGCAAAACACCTATTGGAAACAAATGGAAACACAATTAACAATAAAAACAAGCAAATATATCTGTGTTTCTGTGGCAAAAAATACTCATCTAGATCCGGTTTATGGAAACACGAAAAAACCTGCTCGTTTATTAATAAAACTGAGGAAGAAACTATTACAAAGTGTGACAATGAAGACCATTCTAATGATAACTCCACCATTTTAGAATTGATTTCACAAAATAAAGAATTGATGAATTTACTTGTTGTTCAAAATAAAGAACATCAGAAAGTAATTATGGAGTTAGTTCCTAGAATTGGTAATACTACTAATAATAACAATCACCTCAATTTACATGTATTTTTAAACGAAGATTGTAAAGATGCTATCAACTTTTCTGAATTCGTAAAACAAATACAAGTTTCTTTAACCGATTTAGAGAACCAAGTAGAAAATGGGTATATTAAAGGTATTACCAAGCTTTTCATTGAGAATTTACAAGGATTAGGAATGAATAAACGACCGATTCATTGTACTGATAAAAAACGTAAGACAATATATATTAAAGAAAATGGTGAATGGGATAAAGAAGGTTCTCAAGATGTGTTAAAAAAAGGAATTCAAGAAGTAACAAGGAGAACCTTCGAAAGATTGGTAAATGAA